TAAGGGTTAGTTACTTACAGTTATAGTCCCACTTCTGACACCCACTGCCCTTCTCACAGTTATAGTCATAGGAAGCACAAGCAGCAAATGCAATAGAAGGCATAAGTGAAAGAAGAGTTACAAGAACAAGTTTAAACATGGGAAATCTCCTAGGTTAAGTTGTTAAGAAAGAATTAATCAAAGTTACCTCAAGCGCATATAATCCAAAGAACATTTCCTGTCAATTATTATTTAAAGAAAGAACAACCTATGGAATGGATAACCCTCCACCAATCTGAATTAATACAACTAGGGACAGCCTTAGTTACTGTAGCCTCTATTATAGCAAACTTCATTGATCCCAATCATGAGAATAAATCCATTGCTGCTATAGGAAAGCTTATACAGACCCTTGCCCTGAACTTAACCTCTAAAAACTCCCCAAAGTAACCTTATGTCAAAAGAACTTGAAGCTAAATACACAGGTCAATCATGTACCCTCCTCAACATGCAAAAGGAACTTAAGGAGGCTGTTGTAATTGGTGATTGGCCGGGATTGGCCTACGTAAAGTGTCTCGATGGAACTTGCTCCATGATTCTTACCTGGGAGATGGCTGAGACTATAATGGAATCTGATAAGGTATTCGACTCAGATAAGTTTCTGTACGACTCTCCCAAATTAACCCCCTAAGAAATAAGGAACCCCCTATGTCATTTATGAAATCAATTAAAAGCTTCTTCTCTAAAGTATTTGTCTCTACAGAAGACTTTGGTAAAAACCTCGTAACCCTTATTGCTAAGAGTGGTGGCCCTGTATTGATGCAGTTAGCTACTGATGCTGTACATGCTGCGGAAGCTACTGGCGGAAGTGGTACAGATAAATTCAATGCTGCTAAGAGTTCTGTAATCCTAAGCCTAAAGACCCAAGGGAAGGATGTAGTAATAACCTCTATTGAAGGTGCTATCTTAATGGCTGTAGCTAATATGAATGCCAACAAACCTCAGAGTTAATCCTCCTAGAGACCCCCCATGATTAAAACCCTCCTGTCAGTTATCCTATCTTTCATATTAAGCTTACTAACTAAGAAGGAGAAAGATCCTGTAATTGCTATTAAAGACCAACAACTAGAGATTAAAGATGCACAACTTAAAATTATTGCTAATAGGGAGTCTTCTGATACTCTTACCAGCTTGCAGCACAATCACTTCTAGGGGTTTTCTCCCAGAACCTCCTTCAAGGATTAATTCCTGTGGTGTTCTATTTGAGTATTCTAAAGAGCTACAGGATAGGGTTGCCATTAGATATCCCTCTCTTGATGCAGACACTAAGAAGCTAATTGATGACTACAAGACCACAAGGGACACCATAAGAGCCTGTGAAGACGCTAAACCTATGGATTAACCCCTAGAGGACATCCCCTAAGTATAAACCTAAAAAGCCCCAAGGAGTGATCCAAGGGGCTCTTCTTTTGTCTTATTTTAGGGGTTACTCAGGAGGGGAAATACTCCATAGTAAAAGGAATAATAACCCTAATAAGACTCCTAACATAGATAGCAATATAGGTAAAGTTGACATAATATCCTAGAGTTCTTTAGGGGTTAATAGTAGCTTTATCAGTATACTTAATTTGGCCCTGATCCTCTTTAGGAAGCCCTGGGGCTGCTTGGGAAACTCCCTTTCAATGCTTTCAATCATTAGCCTATCATAGAGCCATGCCATATTAGGGTTTGCATCAATTATCAGTGTGTGAGCCAGTGCTGCTTCCATATATTCTTTAAATTTATGATCAGGCAGAGTAGGTATAATCTTTTCCCACATTTCCATAAATTTATCAGGTGGAGTTATCTTAATCTTCTTTCCTGAGGGCAATTGATACCATATGAAATCAGGCTCACACATCTCATCCCATTCTTTCTTTGTCATTCTTCTTAAGGTTCCTTAGAGTTAATTGTCGTCCTACCATGATACTTAATCCCACCTTCCAGTAACAAACAGCGTCCCTCACCAAATTGCTGAACTAATTGCTGCTTTAATCGGGCATACTGTTCATCATCTAAAAAGGAATCATAGGTAAACATATGAATATTGCGTTCTGTAGATATTTCTGGAACTGAATCATATGCCTTGATAAATTCTTCCATAATGCTTCGAGCGTGTAAACCAATGCCATGTGGGACTAGAGCATTTTCCTTATCCAAAGCTAATAAAGCCTTTGCAGAAGGGATTAACCATGCAGGGAGCGAAACAACCTTTCCTTCAGGGATCTTTGCAGAGTATTCTTCATATTCTCTACTAGGTGTTCCATCTGTATAATTTACTCTATCCATTAGATTCCTCCTTAGATACTAATGCTTCCCAACTATACGGACAGAACTCCTTACAGATACTTCCAATCTTCTGTGCTATAATTTGAGATTCTAATTGGGCTGTAGGGGCTGTCCTTTCTAGGTAAACATGAGAGAAACTCAATAGAGAGCCTGTCCATATCCACTGCGTATACATAGATTGAGGAAGAACCATTCTAGCTTGTTCAGGTGCTACTCCCCGCTTAAGAAGAATATCATAGAGTTCTCCAGAGGCTAGCATTTGGGTATTGTACAGATAATCTAGTTCCCCCTGTACCCCCTTGGAGAATTCTCCTAAAGAGCCTTGCTTCTTATCCTCTGCTGCTTCCCTCCAAGTAGGTGTATAGAACTTAACATCCTTAGTAATGTACCTCCTAGACTCCTCAGACCAACTCATTCCTACTTGATGCTTAACTAACTGTCTTGCAACAAATATCGGGGCTTCAATTCTAAAGGTTAGTTGAGGATGTCTAAAAGGTAGATAATGCTTATGTTTAGCTAAATACTTAATTAACTTCTGATCCTTCTCTGAGAGATCCTGCTTAAAGAGCTTTGAACCTTCTTCTGGAGATATCCCTCTTTCTAAGCTTTCTTCAGGGTTTAATGGCCTACGGATATAGTTAGATTCTTTTGAAAAGGAGACTCGTGCTGCATTCAATACAGAAATATCCCCTCCCATTGAATCAATTAATGTTACTTCCATAGTCCTCCTTAACAAATAAATTGAGGGGTAATTCCCCCAGGGGTGTTCCATTTAAAGGGGTCTGGGCTAACTGGGTAATAATCATTTGGAACTACACTTGGGTTAACTGGCACTGCCCCAGGAGATCCCCCAGTCTGCTTATTAAAAACTAAATCTAAGTGTTCTTTAATCATAGCCCATTGAGAACCAGTAGGAAGACTACCGTCTGTAAGCTCTACAAATCCCCTAAGCCAATAGGTAAAAGATTCTGCCTTCATTATGCTAACCCTAATTTACGTTTTATACGGAAGTCTTTAGAGCACCAACCCTGTTCAATACCGTAGATAATGAATTTAATGGTTGAGATACCTGTAGTATTCATCACATAAGATACTGGATCATTATTTTTAGCCAGGTCTGCTTCATAAGTCTCAATCCCAGAGTTCAAGAAGGACATTAGGGTAGCAACATCAACATCAGGAAGGGGTTTATCTTTGGTTTCCCTATCCTTAGAGGACTCTTTCTTGGCGTATTTATCTGTAGCATAGATATCTTCTTTAAGAGAGCTACGCACAGAGCTACTTCTAGGAGAGTTACCCACTACAGAGGCAATTAGTTCAGCAAGCTCTTTTAGTTCTTTAGGTGTAGGTTCCATGTTATTTCACTTTCTTTGGTTGTTGTTTAATTGGTTCTTCTTTTGTAGTTAAGCCCTTAGGGGAAACTTCCTTAGGGAGAGATTCCTTTGGGGGCATTGTAGGTAGGGTTTTAACAACCTCTTCTTCTTGTAGTTCTAGGATGAAATGAGGATTACGCCCATTCATATAAGTCTGTACTAATCTGTATCCTAAGCTGTATTGTTTATTTAAAAGCTCTTCTACTTTAGTTCCATTGTCTAAGGTTAATGTGTATACTACTTTATATTTCTCTTTCATTATTCGTTCTCTTTAGGGGTGTTTTCTAATAGCTCATTCTTGAGCATACGCTTTAGTTTCTTACGCTTTAATCTACGAAGCAGAGGCTTTCCTTTTCTTGACATACAGCAGGGACATCCATAGACCCAGGGAGAACCTTTCGTAGGAATCTTATCAACGTATGATTTAAGCATGGTTCTCTCATTAGGCTTTAGTTAAAGGTTTTAAGGGGACTTTAATAAGGTCTTCTAAGTAAGGTTTCTTGTAGTTCGGCCCTTTAATAAGCTTTCCATCAGCATTTAATACAGGTTTACCATTGTCATCTAGCTTAGATAAGTTACTCTGGTGCACCCTTTTAAATGCTTCTTCTACATCCCACCCTCTACTCTTTCCGTAGGTTATTACAGATTCAATTAGGTATTGTAGGGATTCCTGACATTGATGGTTTAAGAAGGTTGCATAATCATATACAATATCATCTCTGTAGTTATTGGTGCTTACAGATATCTCAGGCTTTATAACCCAATCATTCCTATCAGCAATTCCATAGGCTACATAGATTACATCACAAAGTTCTTTAAGTTCATCTACAGGAGAGTTATTAAAGGTCATCTCAATCCACCACTCGTTAAACTCTTCTAGTAGGAGCTTTCTGTAGTCTATTTTAGGATTGAACTTGAGATTGAACTCCCTAAGGGATTTATTATACAGGCCTGTCATTGTGTCTCTCTTTCTCTTAAGGGGTATCCTAGGGGAGTTTACTCATACTTAACTCCATATTCTTCTACAGAAGCTATTAATCTCTCCAGATACCATTTAGCCTTCTTGAGATCCTCTAGCGGCTTTCCTTTATAGCGATACCTCCAGATATACTTCATGACATCCTTCTTCATTGCTCCTTGGAATTCTGTAGGTGACATACTGGCTTCAATAGCATCAATAGCTTCTATCCCCTGAGGGTTTAGCTTATAGTGGTCTGGGTTAATGGGGTCTGTGCTCTTCATTGGTATAGTGGCTCCTGGGAAATTGTTTCTATTAAGGTGTTTCTCTAAAGAAGTCTGTATTTCAGCAGCACTTATAGGCTTTGGATATTCAATTATCGGCATACTTCTTCTCTAGTTGTCTGTTAGGGGTTTATCAGGGCGTGGTACGCAAAGTTCACACTCTAAATCACTACATTTATCTTCAAGCCATATATTACAATCTGCACAGTAACTTGCATCGTACACAAACATATAGGAGGGCTTTCCTTTACAGGTCTTACAGAGTCTAATTATCTTACGTTTCATATCTCTCCCTCAGTTGCTTTATAGAGACGAATTCAGGTTCAAATTGTCCATTATGTACATCATTTAAGATAACCACTCCCTTCCACCACATTTTATTAGCCTCTCCTGCATAAGCCTCTTTCTGATCTGTATCTAGGTAACACCCCACAGTAAGTCCCATAATCCGTCTACCATCTGCTGTAGTCCGTTCACAAAAGTCCCTAAGATGGGAATGTCCTTGAATACAGGATTGAAGCTGCTTAGTAATAAGACTATAGGCAGGGTGCTCACCACTAATAGCCCTCCCCATAACACCACCAATGAAATAATGACTAAAAGCAATACTCTCGATAACCAACGGCTCAAGGAAAGGAATAACTGTCCATCCAAATTCTTCATACTTTAAATCCTCTATTGATATTGTACCCTCTAACTCAGGTTGTGATTCTACTGCTCTATTGATTCTCTGCTCATGATTACCGATTGTTAGGTACAGAGAGGGCTTATATTGCTTCTTCTTATTCTTCTTGTGCTGCTCATTATGGGCTTTAAGCGGGGCAAATAACCTAGTCTGTGCATCAATAACTGCCTCTACATCCTTCTTATACCGTCTACCCTCAAAACTCTTCTTTCCTTTGTCATAACTACAGAGAGAGCTCATATCTGCCATATCACCAATATTCACAATAATATCAGGCTTAGTATCAAGGATAAACTTACCCAGGATATCAAAGCGGGTGTTATTGAAGTGGGGAGTAGCGTGGGAATCAGGGATCACAAGGATCTTCTTACCAGGCTTCTTAAGGGCTTTCTTCATTGTGTATTACCATAAAATGTCTCTCTTTAAAGTGGGGCTTATTACCCCTTGATGTCCGTACCTTAATGCGTCCACTAAGTTCACCTGTAAATCCAGGCCATAGGAGCGTTACCTACAATAAAACTCGTAGCAATACGTTTAAGAGGCTCATCCCGGACCATTCATATCTACCTACTTAATCACTCATCTCTTCCTACCTTCTTCTTCATGTTCTCTAATGAGGTGAATACATCCTGAGGTTTACAGATAAGATCAAAGTCATGAAGCTCACCCTTATTTAACCATGTCCCTGTAAGTACAAAATACTCCCCAGACTTCTTAATCTTTAGTGCAGTAATCACATTAAACACGGTTAGTTTCTCCTGGAGTTTTACTTGAGCTAAAGAGACTTAGGAAATGATCTAAAGTGATTACTACAAGTGGTTCTGTACGATTCTTCTTTATAACTAGCACTGGAGAGAATCCCTTAGCATTAGCTTTAGTTTGTTCCCATGCACTATACAGATTAAGCTTCTCTTGGTTCTTACATTCAATGCTAAGAGGTAGGATCTTCCTTGCAGCAGGTGATAACTTAATGTCCTCTCCTCCGGCTCCCATACTTGTAGAAACTACATCATCAGGCTCTAATACAGGGAATGTTTTAAGGATTAAGTCTACAACTAACTTCTGTAGGTTTCTTCCTTTGGCTTTAGCTGAACTAGTCTTCATGGGGTCTCTCTTAAGAATTGTTCTACAGCATATTTAACTCTGTTGGGATATTCCTTTATGGCAAATGCTGTACCTGCTCTTAAATCATCTTTTGTTAACAAATACTTATGGGGGTGCTCAAAACTATCCCAATGTTCTAATAGAGTCTTAGCTATAGAATCATATTCAGAATCAGGCATAATACTCTTATCTAGGATATAGTATGCGTAGCTTGCCATAAGATATCTCTGTAGTAAAAGCCCAGGGCTAGTCATTAAGCTCTGCCCCTAGGTAATCCCCCTTAGAACTCTTAGGTAGTGTAGTATATTCAACATTAGGGCGATGTACTTCCTTAGTTAGTGACTTCTTCTTCTCATCATAAAGTGACTTAGTATAGACAACCTTAGGTCCTTCTGGAGTAAGCTCCGTAATAGTGACTACCCGCTTAGAATTCTTCTGTTTAAACTTCTGAAAGGCTTCCCTGAGAGCGTTAGAGGTATCTTCTAAGAATCTAATCATACAACTAATATCTCCTGATTGTTTTTATTGTTAATTTCCTTAGAGATCTTTTCTAAGAAGGACTTAATTTCTTTTGTAACCTGTTGAGCATTAGTACAGAGAATAAGGCTATCTGGTAACTCTTCCTCGCAAATTATCTGTATATCTAAATGAGTTGGTGTTAAATCCTCTAGTAATATATGAATTCTAGCCATTAGCTTTCCCCAAAGAGATATACTTAGGGGTAATACCATTCTCAGTAAGATCCCATGCCTTAGCCATACTATCTAAGATATGCTCAGTGGTACTACCAACATCCTTAGCTAAAAGAACTGCCTCGATTATAGTAAGAAGCCCCTCTTTAGTAAACACCTGCCCCTCCTGCTCAGTTAAAGCATCTGCAACATCATTAAATATAGTATCAATAGATCGGCCAGTCTCTTTACCTACCTGTGCTAGTAGTAGTAAGCCTTTAAGTTGTAGTGCTGGTATGCTGTATGTTTTCATTGTTTATTCCTTCTTTGTTGTTAAGTTATCTAGGTCTTTAATTAAATTCCAATTTCTATTCAGGGGGTGTAGCAACCAAGAGCGCATTATCCTTGTAGCCACATCTAGCTTATGTTCCCAACCTTCAGGATGTTCCTGGATATACCTATGAAATTTACACAGGGATATACCCACCTCTTCTTCTGTATTATCTTGCATAGCTATTCCCTTGAGATGTTGTTAGTGTTGATTTCCCTGTCTTATATAAGGACATTATAGGTTATTCCCTCTTAGTTTTAGATCCCACATGAACCACCCTTGCCTGTAATGTCACAGATATCATGATTCTCTACGTGCTCTTCAAAGGTCTCCCCTAGCTTCTCTTTTGCATCCTTATAGGATACTTCTGTTAAGGGTTGTCCCCCACGAGAGCCATCTGGATAGCATGTGAAGCCCCTAAGCCTGTGGGAATAACTAGCAAGGGTAGAGGCAAATACAGGGACGGTATCTTCGTTATTGTGCTCTGAACCCCAACTTGGGAGATTGATTGTAGAGCTAATAGCCATATCTACATAATCCTGTACGTCAGCTTGGAACTTAATCCTCTGCTCAAAGTTCTTAGACATAGAGAGTGCTGAATCAATCTTATCAGGATCTACCCCATATTTATCTATTGTAGCGGCAGCAGCACCATCAATCACCATCTGGTAGTGCCATTTAGTACCCTTTAAGTACCTTCTCTTATACGCCACAGCAAATAGAGGTTCAATCCCAGTTGTAGTACCAGCAAGAATACCGATAGTGCCAGTGGGAGCAATAGCCCTACATTTAACAGGCGTGCTAATAGATAGTTTGCTTGAATAAGTGTTAGCAGTTGCCCTAGAAACATCCCGATAAATAGTGAGCCAGCGGTGTAGCTCAGGAGTGACTTCATAATTATATCCTCTTTGTATTAACCATTCGTGCATACCCATTAGACCTAGACCTAGCCTACGGTTCTTTTCTCTTACATCATAAACCTTACCATAGGGCAGTTGCGCCTTAAGGGTTCCACAGAGTAAGAACTTAGTACCGAGATTCACTACATCAGAAAACTCAGCTATACTCTCAATCCTACTTAGGTTAACAGATCCTAGGTTGCAGACATCTGAATCATCTTCTGAAGTAACTTCTGTACAGGCATTCCTTAGTGTTTCATTCTCATTCTGGAAGAAGTTAAAGCTAAACCCTGGTTCTGCTGTAGAGAGAGCTTGCTTAACATTCGCCTTAAATACTTCTCCTGTATCCCCTGTAGTCCAATACTCCTTAAGCCATTCTGTATCATAGTTTACAGAGATATTAGTCATGTCCAGAGGGCAAGGGAAGTTAAAGTCCTGTTGTTTTATATCCCACATTGAAGCTTGACTACCATCAGGATTCTTAAGGTTTCCTACAGGCATACTCTTCCAGTTCTTAGCATTAAGGAAATGATGTATATCACCATGTTTCCAGTTAAGACTTGCATAGATAGCACTCCTACGAGAACCCCCTTGCATAATCTCCCTGCCTATTTCATTGATCATCCTCATCTTAGAGATAGGACCAGAAGCTACGCCACCAGTGCCATGTAGAATGCTGCCAGAAGCTCTATACACAGAATAATCAACCCCGATACCACCACCAGTTGCAAGGCAGGTCTCAGCTCTTTTAGATAAGTCAGCCCAATCTTCTCTACTATCCTCTAAAGCTCTTAGGAGATAACAGTTATTAAAGAATTTCTTAGTACGGCCAGCAT